CCCAAGGTATCTTGGTGTCATGATCCTCTCTGGTTGCTTCGATGCCGTGTCGAGGAGTTGGTGGAAGGCTGGGGGCGGTGCCTTGAGGGTAAGAGAGAGAGGGTTTATGTACCTGACCAGCAGGGTTGTCTCGAGACCATGTCCATTCAAGGGGGTACCCTTGCGACATCTCCGAAGTTTAGACCGCATAGTGTGTCTAAGGTTCGTGTTGGAATCGCTAAGACGAAGGGGAAGATGAGGGTCGTTACTATGCAATCGGAATACGTTAAGAAGGTCTTACGACCTGTGCATAGTTCCTTATACGATCATCTTTCATCTTCTGGCTGGTTAGTGCGAGGCGAGTTTGAGAAGTGCGATGCTGAAGCTGTGGCTGGGGATCAGCGGAGTGGTGAAGAGTTCATTAGCGGCGACTATGCCTCCGCGACTGATATGATTTACCATGAAGCTGTTCTTGTCATAGTGGATGTATTGTCGAAGTGTGAGTATTTGACCCCCGAGGAGCGCAATGTCCTTGTGGAGAGCTTTACTAACATATCTTGGAAATCGAAGTCTGGAAAACTTCACCCTATACGTAGGGGTTCAATGATGGGCAACTTGGTCTCATTTCCTCTGCTTTGTTTGCTTAACAAAGCATGTTATGATATCTGTTGTGACCAAGTTTTCGGGCCGGGTGCTCACCGTGTTGGGAGGTTCAATGGGGACGACTGTCTGTTTTCTGGTGATCGTCGCTTCTTTTCCGTATGGAAGGAAGTGACTGCCACCTACGGCCTTGTCGTCCAGGAGGAGAAGACTGGTGTTGGTCCTCGTTTCGGCGAGTTGAATAGCAAATGCTATGACTACGTTAGTCATAGGTTCGTTGCCAAGCCTTTCCTCTCTTTCCTCCGTCCCAACCGTGAGACACCTGGTGATCTTCTTTCTGAGGTTATAGATGGTGTGAAGACACTCCGTTGGAGTGTCCAGCAGTGGGTTATTAATGTTGCGATGCGCTACGAAATCGGCATCCGTGAAATCCATGCGTCAACTATACCATCTCGTTGGTTCCGAATGCTTGTCAAGCGTTCATGGTTCCGAAAGAGAATTCGCTGTATGTACCTGACCAGCAGGGTTGTCTCGAGACCATGTCAATGCAAGGGGGTACCCTTGCGACATCTCCGAAGTTTAGACCGCATAGTGTGTCTAAGGTTCGTGTTGGAATCGCTAAGACGAAGGGGAAGATGAGGGTCGTTACTA